ACTTTTTTTATAAACTCGTCAAGTGTTTGTAAAGTTTTCAAGAGTTCCGTTGATTAAGATATATAAAAGCAAATAGCGGACAAAAACTGTCCGCTATTCCATGCTCTCGGGGAGAAGTTGTTATTTTGTGTTTTTGGATAAGGATCCGTAAAGCTCATTTACTTTTTGTTTTTGAGCCTCATAGCCTTTATCGAATTGACTCATTTGCGATAATTTCGCCAATTCTTTTTGAGCCTCTTCTCTTAATGAGTCCGGATTATTAACGCTATTACCTTTAAGGGCGTCTAAATCGTCTTGCGAAATGTATTTATCAGAAACGCCTTTTAATACGCTTGCCATAATGGTTAAGCTCTTATTATCCATTGTAGCCATAGCGTCTTTTAAGTTAGGTGGCGTAAACTCTTGAATTAAAGATTTTGCTACGTTAATAACATTATCGCGTTCTTGCCCCCACGTTTCTTTTGCTAATGCGTCAAACTCTTCATCTGACAATTGGGCTTGTTTTTGTTGAGCCGCGTATTGTTCCATGACGTCTTTATGAGCCTCTGTCATAATCTGATCGTATCGCGAATTGATAATTTTCGCCTGTTGCGGAGTTAGGCCGGCGTCATAAAACATTTGCTTGACTTTGCCCTGTATCTCATCATTATGTAAATTTTTTATATTATCCGGTAAATCTGAATTATCAAGAGTATAATCGTCAGTAGATTTAATCCCAACTCTGTCCCTATAATCATTCCAGTCTTGTTCAGTTGCGCCCTCACCCGGTACAAAAGACTTTTTACCGATTAAGGACTCCATGTTATCAATCTTTTCAAACATTTTTTCTGGTGTTGTCAATTCTTGCATAAAGCCTTTATCAGCATAATTCTTACCGTAAGTTGACTTAAACTCTTCAAAATTAAAATCAGCGTTACCGCCTGTGCCGTCCCCAGTTCCACCAGCTCCGCCCTGTGAATCACCCTGTCCGTCGTCCACTAGATAACATGGGCCAATCCCGTAAAGTCTAAATTTTTTCATTGTCGTTATTCCTCCATTTTTTCGATTTCATTCACAAAATTAGGACTTAGTAAGCGTCGTATAGCATAGTACACATCTTTTCGTGCCTCGTTATATACAACGCCTATCGTGTTGATTTCGCAAGTGTTTGGGTTCATTATCATGCTGGTTTTTCCATACCCGCTATAATTCATAATCCAACGTAGGACTTTCTTGCCCTCCGGGGTTTTCGCTACTGCGTCAAAATTTGCCCTTAACTCGGCTCTTAACTTTTTCGCAATTTCCTCCGCACTTTGCTTACTTGTCGTTTTTCCCTCTGTCATTATGCCGCCTCCTGTTTTTGCATAGCGTTCATTTGTGCAACATTACGCCCTATTTCGCTCTGTTGTCTTGCTTGTTCCATTTTAGCTATTTCTTCTTGCTGCTTAGCTCTTGCCTCTCTAATCTTCTTAACAGTATCGCTATCCTTAATAAGTTCCATAGGCGCACCGCTCAATTTCGCAACGCGGGCTATCAACTTATCAAAGTCAATATTGTCAATAATTTCTGGACTTGCCGGGGCAACTTGTACCGCAAAATTAGCTGTTTCGATAATGCCCCTAAGTTCTTCGGATTGCATTGTCCTTTTTGCTGGTGAAAGATACGTAATCTCATAAAAATCTTCCCCGTTCATCATTCTTTGAACAAGCTCCTCCGGAATATATACCGGTTGCATTCCACGTTTTAATTGCTCTACTTCTTCTTTACTCCCCTGTATTACGCCTAAGCGCCCCAATTTTAAAAGAATATTAAATGTTCTTTCAATCATAGGCGTAATAACTTCATTCTCTTGTCGTGCATAAAAAGCACCTAAAGACTGACCGCGTAATGCGTTCCTTAATTGTGCCTCACCTAAAGTCATACGGGTTTCATTGTTAAAGTCCAATAATCTATCTAGGTAAAAATGGTTATTGATAGTTTCTTTTAATGTATCAATATGAGTGTAAGAGCTTTGCAATTCCCCAACGGTGTAAAGTGGTTCTATCGGTTTACCCGCATTCAACCTACCTGTAACAGAGAAAACATTTATAGCCCCCGCACTTGTATCTATTGCACCAGCTCCTAACGCCCCGTCGTCGTACACGGCCATAGGCGGATCAAGTTGTTTTTCAGTAGCAATAGATATAGCCTCACGGACTGCGTTTATTTCAAGAATATCAGCCATGGCCACCATAGCCGGAGAGCGTCCGTAAATTTCCCCCGGTACTTTAGAAAATCTGCCAATAAATACCGGCATTTCTTCCATACCACTTTCTTTTAAAATTTTTCTTGTATCCACCTCAATATGAATAGACGCAATAGGCATATCCTTTACGCCCTTTTTACTTTTATCTCTTTCTAATCGAGGCTCAATAACATGTAAAATTTTTACTTTGTTTTCAATGTCCCCATTGTCAAAGTCTTTTCTAACTCTTGCCGACAAGTTCTCGTAGCCATAAACCTTTACGGCATTCCTTACTGACATGGATATTTCAGAAAAAATAGTATCTATATTCCCGTCTGGGCCCTCATCAATATAACGTCCTTTTATACTCCACGCCTCGTATCGTACTGGTACAGCCCTATCGTCTTCCTTTTCCTTAACGTAAATACCGCTCGTAGCGAATGCCCCCTGATCTAGCATATACTCATCTAGTGCGGTTTGTAACCCTGCTTTTGTATTATCCATAACGGAATACATTTGCTGATTGACGTAAGAAAAATATGTTTTTACTTCTTCTGTATCGGGCGTATCCCAAGTACGGCCAAGAGAAAAGGTACGAGGACCGTTAGGCCAAATATTATTAACCATAACATTAGCCATAATACCGTTGGCGCGTTGCGCCGTATTGTCGTAAATATCTTCATCAGCAAATATCCCCGCGTTAGGTATGTCTTGCCCGTCATACTTTCTGTTATACACATACTCACTTATTAGTTGGAATAACGATTTAAGGCTTTGTTTGTTGTTCTTCAAAACCTTAAATCTCTGAAAAATATTATTAATTCTTGAACTAGCCATGTCTTATTACCTCTATGTTGCGAGTAACTGTCTGCGACCTACGGACGCATTCCCAAGAATCCCAGAAGATCCGTTAGAATATAATGCCTGTGAGCGTGAAGCACTTGTACCTGTTTCACCACCCGAGTCTAAACTTGCTTTATCCCCCGCGGACTGTTGAGCCTGTTGTTGTGCTAACATTGAATTAGCGGCCTTTTTTGCCCCGGAAGATTTGCCAGCGGAATTTGCTATTGCCGCCGTACCAGCCGCTACACCACCGACTGCTAACGCCGTTACCGCACCACCAACGACTGCGGCCGTACTAGCTGACGCACCGACTGCGGTGCCGACTGCTACAAATATTGGAATTAAGGGTGCCATACTGAAACCTCCTCTTTACCTTTCATTCTGCTATTTCGTGTTCTGTTCAAAGTCTTTAACGGGCCTTTATGCTCTGTATTCGCTTTTTTAAATCTCTCTTTAGCATTGGCATTGGCTTTGCGTACTGGATACGCAAACGTCAATATCGCTGCGTCAAACAGAGTAGGCGAACGTCCTATCGCTTTTCTTATATCGTCTTTTGGGACAAGTTTTAGTTTCCCGTTTGATGTTTCTACTTCATGAGGGACGCATACCGTATCCGCATAAAACTCGTCCGTGTCTGGGATAGATACGTTACCCTCTTCAAACCATTCCTTATAGGTAACGCCCATTTCGGCACGCTTATTTAAAAATCTGTCCGGATCTAATGCGCCCTCTGAAAAATCTACCGTTTGTACAATATCTCTATATCCGTTTTCCCACATACGACGTGCAATAGCATAGCCATAACCGTTATCAATAAACATCTTATCTACTTTCATTGTATCGATAAGATTTTGGCAAATTCCCGCAAATCGCATAGGGTCCATTTCCCCTAAATACAATTTATAGCCGGGGATAACATCACCACGTCTGAAAACTATACCCGCCTCATCTTTACCACTACCCTTTGGATCCACGCCCATAATCAATGGGGCTTGTGGGTTCATAGCCATTTTACACTTACGCGCTGCCATAGCCTTTTCGGTATTGATTAACGGATCGCCAGAAGTTTGAAAGCACTCATCAATATTCGCTGGGTATTCTTGCTTAAACTTCCATTCACTTTTTAATGTTTCAATCTTTTTTCTACGCCAATAAATCTGTTGGTCGTCTAGGTTATAAAGCTCTTTGTAATCCTGTTCATCAGGCGTAATAACAAAGTCCTCCGGTAATTCTCTTCTATATTCCGGCATAACAAACCACGGGATAAATTCAAGCTCATAATCGCCAATACCTTTTAATGCGTCCATACAAGCCCTGTAAAACCAATTACCAATCCCGTTACCGGTTGACTCGACAATAATTTCTGTTCCGGGTTCATCAGATACCGCCTGTAAGATACCCGTGTCTAAATCATCAGTATTCTCAAAAAATGCTGCCTCTGATAAGTGCAACTGATGAATTGTAAAACCACGACCTACATCACCGCTACCCGCAGTACCTACGGCGTACTCGCTCCCATTTTCAAAAACTAATTGACGGGAGTTATCTACAAGAACTTTCGGGCGTACTGCCTCTGGGCAATTTTCATGGTATCTATCTGCCATATCAAAAAGTTTGTCCGTAGTCTTTGCTTGGTGCGAAAGAATAAATGTCATACGATTAGGGACACGGTTGTTCTTATGGTAGAATCTACCAGATGTGTACGTACTAACTCCGCCCTGTCTTGCTTTTGGGACTAACAAACGAACTCTGCCTGTTCTGCGTAGCATATCCTCTGCGTGAGCGTGTACGAGCTTTTGAGCCGCATTTAACTCAAACGGCACTAACTGCCCCGCTTTGTTCAAAACCTTTAAACAGTTTTTCGCAAAGAATGGGAAATCTTTAGTTAGTCTTTCATTTAATCTAATAGCCGTTTGGCTCAATTCCGCCATTTTTGTTATCCTCTTTTTTTGCAAGAAATTCCAGAAATTCTGGGTAAGACATAGACATAGACATACTTTCTACACTTTGTTTTGGTTTTCCTAAAACTCTATCTAGGATTAAGTTAGTAGCAGCTAAGTCCCCACTCGCTGCCTTTTCTGCCGTCCGTATCCACATAACTTCTGCATTAGTCATACCTGCAAATCGTGGCTCGATAATGTACATGTCAAGCTCTTCGTTATATTCGCCTTGATATGGCATAGATAGTGCCGTTGTTGCAAGAGTTTTTACGGACGTAGGGGTTATATGCTTTACAATGGGTTCCGGTACACCGTTTACCCATTGTATAGCCGTTGTTCTTATTGGTACATTACTCCCCAACTTTATCCGCCTCACCTAGTAAGTCGTCAATATCTTTTTCGTTTTCGTCTGTACCATTGTCTTTTTCAACTTCGCCGGTTTGTTCGGCTTGTCCGTCCGCCTCACCCTGTACGTCGTTCAATTCGTTAATTTGCTTATTGAACTCGTACTGTTGAACGTCAGCTGCGTAAACTTCCTTAAATTTTTCCGGTTCTTCCTTTGCAAGAATAATAGCGTTACGAAGTCCGGTAATATTGCCCTCATAAACTTTTGCGTCTATTTCCAACTCATTATTTTCAATGTACTTAATAAGTTGTTTCGTATTCATAGTAGCAATATTATGGGTGTTTACTGATGTCCCGTTTAAATCTTCAATGTTAGTAACTGCGTAGGTTCTAACAGTTTTAAAGTTCGGGTATTTCTTTTTCATCATTTGATAAATGCTATCGTGTTGCTTAATAAGACTTGTTTTAAAAATTGATAAAGCGTTTGGAAACACTTGCGGAAAAACTACTTGTAATTCATAGTCTTTCACTTGTTCTGATTGTTCTTTGTTGCCTGTGTAATACTGTCCCGCGAAGGTGTATTTTACACCTTTGTTTTTTACGTTTGCCATTTTGAGATCTCCTAATTTTTTGTGTTCGACAAATTGTATTTTATTTTCATTATTCAACTTTTTAAGTTCATTCGCAATATTTTTTTAAGTTTGTTTGAGTTGCGTTTATTATCGTAACAATAAAATCTAAAAATTTTCTGTGGGTATTTTTTTTATTAAGTCCATAGTCTAGTTATCCTCAAAAATTGTGGAGGCTTAAAAGACAGAGGGGTCCCCACCCGTCAGAGGGACGCGGGGCCACGGGGTCGCTATGGGGCCAAAAGTAAGGGGGCCCCCTCGCGTTTCGGCATTTTTTAACTGTCAGAGTGCGCAGGCTCATGCATTTTATTTTTGCACATCAACATAAAAACTTGTAAAGCCTTACGGCTATTGAGTTTCAAGCCATTTAATAATTAAATACATATCATAGATATAAAAAGCAAAAGGCAAGCCCTGAAAGGTTTATGGCTTTTATTTATATCGTTTCGTTATGTACGCATAATAAAAATTATGTAACAAGCCCGAGAGGGTACAAAAAATATATTTTAATAGGTTTCAAGTGTCTTAAATCGCCTTTTAGCGTTAGCAACTTTCCGACGCTTACATGATAACACGAAAACAATATATAAAATAAGATATACATAATATATAAAAATAAGACTTTCACAAATCGGAGTAAATCAGGGCAAAAAAATTTTTAAACTACAAACACGCGAGAGCAAATTTTATTTTTTGAGTAAACCAGCTACAAAGATTTAAAATTTTAAATCAAATAAAAAATATCCCGCTTTTTAGCCTCAAAAATTCTCTTACACATCTCACCCCAAAAAACACAAAAAAATTTTTTTACAAAAAAAGTAAATTATTTGTATATACTCCATAAAATACCATATTACTATAATATATTTAATATAATTATATGTAAGATATGGAAGATTATAGTATAAAATACTGATTTTAGGGGCTTTTTAGTCTTACCTTTTATCTTACCTTTTTAGTCATTCTTACCCCAATACATAGGTAAGATTATTTAATTATTAAGATTTATAAATAAATGTAATATATACTTACTTTTAGTCTTACCCACAAAATAAAATTATAAGGGTAAGAGGGTAAGGACTTTTTTATCGTTTCAAATGCCCCGCCGCGTCGCTTGTAAATATGCTTTATATAAGTTTATAAAAGTTCATAAGCGTATTGACATAAAACCGCGCATTTTATATAATGTTTGTGTTATAAATTGAATAATAAAATAAATTGCGTGTTTGTTAGCGTTTGGCGTAATCGGTTTTAATCCGGCTAACAATAGCAAACATTACAAAAGAAGTAAGCGCAAAGTTATTTATAATCGGTTGTAATCCGTTTGTATATGACTTTGCGCTATTTTATTATTTAGATTCATAACAAAAAAGAAAAGTACGCCAAGCCCCAGCGGGCCAGACGTACAATAAAATTGTCGAACACAAAAAACGAGAAAAGGCATGCGCCTTATACGCTTTTCGTGGTTACTTACATATTAACGCAATATATTTTAAAATTCAACGATAATAAACGATAATAAACGATAACTAATCGGGCGGACAATATGCACAAAGTAGCAGAAAAGCACACGGCGAGCTAATTCCCGCCCGAACATTGAAAACTTAATATATTAACTTTTATATACTGTCGGACTCATTAAACAAACCGCGGGGACAATTCCCCGCGTGTTTTATAATTATTTTAATTTGTGCCATACTAATTCAAAATTTAATAATTCCGCGATTTCTAAAACTTCCGCGTATTTAATAGAACCGCGTTTAAGTTTTTGTGAAAAACTTTGAACACTTTCCGGACGCCCGCATTTTTGCGTTATTAAGTCCGCTAATTGTGTAGCATTCAGCCCACTAGCAGCAATAACACCGCGTAGCTGGTTTTCGATTTCCTTTGCTCTGTCGGGGCTTGTAATAGATTTCATGTTGTCCTCACTTTCCGGGCAAAAATACCCATTTACAATACTTATTTTAAACGGTATCGTTTAGAATGTCAATATTATTATTAAGATTTGTAACGATATTCTTAACTATATACTTGACTTTTTAAACGGTATCGTTTAGAATGTAAACATAAGGAATAATTGTCGAATGCAAAAAACTAATTTAAAAAAGCTAATTAAACAAATAGACCGCTTTAATATTTCCATAGTAACGCCAACGGGCCGAACGGATATAAACGCGGCGGACTTCCTCCGGGAATGTATTATAAATTTCAGTAAAAAAGAAAATATTTTAAATATCAGTTATTACAAAAACAAATAAAAAGAAAGTGAGGACGACATGACAAACTATTTTCAAAATTGTAAATCTTCAGAAGATTTAAAAGCAACTTACAAGCAACTTGTAAAGAAGTATCACCCGGACATTTACGGCGAAAAGGGTAACGAAATTTTAAAGGAAATACACAACCAACTAGAAAAAGCTATAAAAAATATTGATGTAAATTATAAAGCATTTTCTAATTACGTTAATGTTGATTTGAACGAAAGCCCGGAAGAGTTAGCACGCAAAAAAGAATTATTAAAAGAGGCTAAAAAATACGTATTCCAAGAGGGCGCCCTATTTGCTTTATATTGGGAAAATGGTTTAAAACCGGCTAATCACCGCAACCCACTAACAAAACATAATTTTAGCGGCTGGAATATCTGGACACTTGAAATAAAAAGACTTGAAAACGATTATACTTCTTGCTTATGGTCAACTTTTGCTCAATACAAAACCGCTAAAAATTCAGTTAAAAAGGGCGAAAAATCAACTTATTTAACTTTAGCTATTTTCAGTAAGCAAAAAGAAGACGACGAAAGCGACGAACCACAAAAAACAAAAGTTTATTATAAGGGTTATAGCGTTTTTAATTCTGAACAAACTAGAGCAAGCGAAAGCGACGAACCCGCAGCAATTCCAGAAGTTAAACAAATTTCAATGAAAAAAACTTCAAAAGATTATCAACAAAAAACATTGAATCTATGGCAAGAAAAATATCAAACAATAGCATAAACGGGGCGTAGGCCCCACCCCTTACGGGGCCGGAAAGGATTTTAAAAAATGTTTGAAAATAAGATAAATAACATTATGAATAGATACAAAGAAACATTAAATCTTGTTAATAGACTACAAGAAGTTTATAAGCCCTATGATTTAGGCGGGGATAAAAAAGACGATATTTTATATGTAGATATTAGAGTCCCCGAAAATTGGGCCGTTGATGATAAAGCGATTTGCGCATTATACGAATTAGCCCGCCGATATGATTTAAATTATTTCGTTAGCAAGGAAGACCAAAAGACGCCGGAACAATACGCGGAAAGCCTAAGAAAATTAGATTTACAGGATTATTTTAACGCTATAACCCGACACACCCCATGGGACAATACGCCCAAATATGAATTTATGAATAATAAGTTTTGTTATACTAAGGGGTGTACCAGTTACACTTTTAAGGTATTAGACGCACTAGCGTATTTAGTAAACGGTGATTTTATGTCAAACGAACTAAGCACAAAATTATATAAAGCTATCGGCCAAACATTTATATTTTTAGGGTGCAAAGTAAAAGCATATAAAAATGGGAATTTACAAATAGAATTTCCAAATACTGATTTGTTACATAAATTTAAAAGCATGTATTTACTAGGCGTTGAGAATGCAAAAGAAAATTATAAGAAAATGAAAGAGGCATAACATGAAAAGACTTGAAATAAGAATGTATATTGACATTGACGAAAGCAAAACAGACGCGGAAGACATTACAAAAGTATTACAAAATGATTTTGATTTTTTAATAGAATGCGACGTTAAAAGAGTTGATTTGATAGACGAAACGGAAATATAAAACCGCTGATGAGTCTTTGAGAATTAAGACGAAACCGGGGCAGTTCCCCGCCCCGGTCCGGTTTATAAAAATGAAAGTGAGGAACGACATGGAAAAAATTATGGAAGTAAAAAGTGAATTTAGCACTAAGGAATTTACACTTGATTACGACAGCGCAAAAGATAAATATTATCTTAGCTGTGTAGCTTATGGGGAATGGATAACTAAAACATTCTACGGAGAATATGCACTTGAAGAGTATTTACGAGATACGTGGAATTTTTCGCAAAAGCAAATACAAGAGCTTTACAATAGCGTATATAAACATTAGAAAATTGTCGAACATACAAAAGAAAAACGAAAGAGGAACGCCACATGCAAAAGAATTTTTTTATTTTAATTTTATTAATAGTTATCGGGTGCCAATGCGTAAGTTATGCAAATGCTAGAAACGAGCTAAAACAAATACAAGACGATTACATGAATTTACAAATATGTATTGAAGAGGGTATTTTATAATGACTACAAAAAAGCAAAAAGGAATGATTGAAGAGGCAATTTTTAGAGTTAAAAACTCATTATGCACGGGCCGAGAATGGGAAAAACTTTTTGAGGACGGGGACAACAACACAAACGCGGTTATTTTGGGACTAATTCAAGAAGTAGAACGCGATAGCAATTTTTCGGTACAGGTTGAAAAACAGAGCAAATGGAACGGGAACATGCCGCAAGAGGTTAGCCAATACGCAAAATATAAGAATCTTATTAGCGGCGAAAGCTTCCCAGATTATGAACCGCTAGAACAGTTTTTAAATAAAATAGATTATATTAACCGTTTTGAAAGTTCCCCGCCAGATGTTGACAAATGGGAATACTTAAACAGGTATTACATAGAGCCGTTAGTTCAATTACTCGAAGATTTACAAGATTTTAATTTTGAAGACGATTAGTCAAACCACACTTTCTATATAATATCGGAGCGAGGGCGTCCGCAACAGTTTTAAAGAACCGTTGTGGGCGTTTCGTTTTGCTATAAAAATTTTTACAGGAAACACAAAAATAAGGAGGGCGCTATATGGCACAAAAGGATTACAGAGCGGAGCGACAGGACTATAAGACTCCAGCTGACTTATATAAACCGTTATTACAATTAGCGGGGATAAAGCAATTTCATTTAGACGTTTGTTGTAGCGAAAAGAATATACCGGCGTTATGGCATTACATAGACGGTAAGCATAATGGCTTAATAGAAAACTGGCACGGTTATTGCTTTATGAACCCGCCATTTAAGTTTACAAAATTTTGGGTGCAAAAAGCCGTTGAGGAGGCTAATAAGGGGGCGGTGGTATATTCTGTTCTACCGGCGGATAGATTAGAAACTAAGTATTACCAAGAATACATTTTGAAGAATAAAAATTGTCTGTTTGCGTTCTTGCCGGGCAAAGTCGGTTTTATTGTACCAGGTCAAGAGCTAGAAGAGATTAAACCGAGTCAAAAAATTATGATAGCAATATTTGGGAACGGAACATATATACAAGGGACTAAGGTGCTTTGGGATATGACACGCCCATTTGGTACGGTAGCATTTAAAGGGAGGGTATAAAATGCCGTGGCCGGGAGAACCGAGTTTATACGATCTCATTGATAGTGTACTTGATTTCGTTAGTAATATGGATAAGGAGCAAAAAACAATGACAATAGGTGAAGATTACGCAGAACTTTCAAAAAAATTAACAGACGATATAGCAGGGGAAACCTGTAGCCTTGCGGACTTCGGCGCTCATATCGGCACTAAGCTAGACGAGGGTAAGCCGAGAGTTGCGGAAATGATACAAGACTTTTCAATACCGTTGGAATATGTAGCAAAAATATGGGCTTTTGGGGCTGATAAATATTCAAAAGGCAACTGGAAATGCGTAGAGAACGGTTTTAACAGGTACAGTAACGCTATGGTAAGGCATTTAATGGCAGAAAGCGACGGCCCCGGAGTCGATAGTGAGAGTGAATTATTACACGCGGGTCATGTTGCGTGGAATGCACTAGCAAGACTACATTTTTTACTACAAGCACAGGAGGTAAACAATGATTAAAGAGGATTGCACACAGTATTGTAAGAATTGTTTTAAGTTACAAAAAGCTCTTGACGAAATTGAAATGATAGTTGGCGCTATGGTGAAACGACCGATTATGGTATTCCCGGAATATTCACTATTAACAAATGCTAAAGTTATAATTGAATCGGGTAACATAGGATACACAATGATTTTAGATGTTATTAGCAAAACTAAGGAGGCTGAAAAATGCAAATAAGAAATGTGTTGAGCCTCTTTGACGGTATGCGTTGCGGTGCTATTGCTCTTGAAAGAGCGGGGATAACTTACGATAAGTATTTTTGTAGCGAAATTGACAAATACGCTAGAAAAATTGGAAACAAGAATTACCCCAATGCTATTGAGCTAGGGGACGTAAACAACTACGACATGTGGGAGTTTATAGACGGTTTTTCATGGGATTCAATAGATCTACTTATCGGCGGAAGTCCATGCCAAGATTTGAGTATAGCAAAACAGGATAGAAAAGGGCTAGAGGGCGAACGTAGCGGACTGTTTTGGACTTATGTAAAAATTCTTGAAAAGGCTAAACCAAAATACTTTTTACTTGAAAATGTAGCAAGTATGAGAGATTGCGACAGGGATAAGATAAGCGAAATATTAGGCGTTGAGCCTATTATGATAAATTCCGCACTAATGTCAGCCCAACAACGTAAAAGGTATTATTGGACTAATATTTGGGTAACACAACCGAACGACAAGAAAATTTTTCTACGAGATGTAATAGAAAGTGGAACAGGTATTAGTACAGAGAAATATGGCAAAAGGCTATGTGCGGTTTTGCAAAAAAGCTCTAGTTTAATGGCCCGAGATTATAAAGGTTTTGGAAACCAAAGACAAACGGGAGTCTTAGAGCCAATACCGCGTGCTATTAGAACGTGGCCACGTAAGAAAACGGAGGGCATTCCTCGAGTATCACGCCCAGAAATCAAACACGACGGTAAAGCTCATAGCCTTACATCAGTAGATAAAGACGCTATGGTAATGTTTCAATTACCAAGAGGCAAAAATAAGGGCGGAATCCACACAGACAAAGCCCCAACAATGACGGCTAACTCGTGGGAATATAACAATTTGCTATTTGATACCCCCGAGCGTATAGGGAATGTCGGCAATAGTAAATCACAGGCTAATCGTGTTTATTCTGTTCGTGGCAAAAGCGTATCCCTTAGTGCGAACGGGGGGGGCAAGGGGCTAAGACTGGTTTATATAAAATAGATTTACCAGACGGTGATTATATCGTTAGAAAACTAACCCCGCTTGAATGTGAACGCTTACAAACTATACCAGAGGGGTACACAGAGGGCGTAAGTAATACCCAAAGATATAAAATGCTAGGGAATGGTTGGACTGTTGATGTTATTACACATATCCTTAGCGGAATTTTGTTGGAGGAACTAGTATGATGACTTTTGAAAAATATGATGCTTTAAATACAGTATTAGTTTTTGGGAAATATAAGGGGTGGACGATACAAAACGTATTGGAAGAGAACCCGGGGTATTTACAATGGCTTTTAGATACCGTAACACAAGGTAGCATATTAAGTTCTTTGAGGCTTTTACAAAAAGATATTTTAAAAGCTATTGAAAGGGAAAAGGAAGAGGAATACGAGGCACTCGCAGGCTATCCTACGGATTATTTTGGTTTTTAGTAAGTAACTTTTCTTAACAAAGACCTTGCAAAAATTTTAAAATAAGGAATAATGAAGATATGAAAAAATATGTATTCGCATTTTTAATTTTAATGTTGTCGCTACCTGTACACGCTGAAAATATAAATCAGCTATTACATAACTATGGGTATGATACGACTAGCACTAAATCGTATAAAAACGCTGAAAAGCTAAGAGTTGTACAGGCTCAATATGCAGAAAGCAAAGCTAGGTATTGCGAGAGCATGGCCCGAGAATGGAATAAAGCCGAGGGCAAATCTGGTAAAAGCCCGTTAGTCTATTATGACCACATGACGGGTGAATGTGTTATGCCCGATACATCAAGCGGTCCAGACGTTATTTTTATTGCGCCATTGTACGGTCGCTGGTAGTATTAAAGTTTTGTAAAGTTTACTTATAATACTTGACAAAACTTTATTAGCGTGGATAATAATACACATAGGTTTATTAGCCTATATTGTCGAACACAATAGAATATTTAACTTTTCGGAGGTAGAGAGAATGGCGCGAGTTATTAGCGGCGTTACACATTATTCGTCTTCTGAAATGGCAGAACTTAAAGGCGGTACACGTTCCGCATGGAGTCATTTCGCAAGAACAGGAAAAGTCCCAGCCGTAAAGTGGGTTGATGATAATTGGTATTTCGATCCAGAAAAAGTGGACTCTTTAGCAATAGCGAATAAATATGTGGAGCAGCCGGATAGTGATGTTAAGTAGGGAAAGTCTTATAGAGGGTTACATTGACGCGGGCTACACTTTAACACCGCTCAATGGTAAAATTCCGACAATAAAGGACTGGGTAAAAACTGAATATGATCCATTAATACAAGCATGTGATTTTGAGGGGAACTACGGGGTAGTATTACGTAGTGATGACTTAATCGTTGACGTAGATCCGCGCAGGTTTCCAAAGGACGAAAATGTTTTATTAAAACTTTTCGCGGATCTACATTTTTCTTCAAAAGACACTTTTGTTGTAAAGACTGGTGGGAATGGGCTACACATATATTTCAAAAAGCCCGCTGATATTCCGGTAAGGAACGCTTTAAAAGAATATCCCGGAATAGAATTTAAAAGCGTTGGCCAACAAGTTGTAGGTGCTGGTAGTATTCACCCAGACACAGGGAAAGCGTACGAGGTAAAGAATAACGCATTTCAACCTATACAAGCCCCGGAAACCTTACTCAATGCTATTAAAAGACAAGAAATAGAACTCGCAGAAAAGCAAATGGACTTTTCTGACGAAGAGCAGAATGTAAAAAGGTATATAACATATTTGCAAACCGCACCAGCGGCTATTGAGGGTGAGGGCGGCGACATTACAACATTCAAAACCGCTTGCCGTGGCAGAGATTTGGCATTATCAGAAATGAAAACTTTTGAGCTTATGTCGGAATATTGGAATATTCGCTGCCAACCAGAGTGGGAACTTGAAGACTTAAAGAAAAAAGTACATAACGCCTATGCCTATAATGCTGATAAAGTGGGAAAAAACACAGCAGCTAACGACTTTGCTCAATTCCGCGATATGGACGAGGACGAAGTCGGGGAAGACGTTGAAAAACTTATATGGGACATTGATAAAAACAATGCCATTAAGCCTACAATCCGTAATGTCGTAAATTATTTGTTATGCAAAGACTATCCGTTTTTGGGGATACTTAAATACAACGATTTTACAAACGATATAACTTTTGTAAAACCGGCGCCATGGCATAACGGCAAAAAATTAGGCTCATGGACTGATTCCGACGCTATTAATTTTAAATACTGGTTAAGTCGCGTAAGATTTTTTAATGTTTCTACGCCGTTATGCCAAGAGGCGGCTATTATTGCCGCTGAAAAGTTTAGGTATCACCCCGTAAGAGATTATTTAAAAAGCATTACATGGGACGGGAAAAGCCGTTTAGATACATGGCTTTCAGATTTTGCGGGTGTTGATGATAACGCATACACAAGAGCCGTAGGGGCTAAAGTCCTTATTGGGGCGGTTGGCCGAGTATTTAATCCGGGCATTAAATTCGATACTATGCTTGTTTTAGAGGGTGAGCAGGGTATTGGTAAAAGTACACTTGTAAATATTCTAGGCGGTGAGTGGTACGGGGACGTTTCAATAACTGATAGCGATAAAGATACTATTGACGCTATGCGCGGAAATTGGATTATTGAAGTATCAGAAATGGTATGTAGTAGAAAAGTTGACACAGATAAATTAAAGTCTTTTCTTTCTAAAACTACTGATCGTGTAAGACTTGCATACCGTAGAAATGCGGAGGATTACCCAAGACAAAGTATCTTTATCGGTACTATCAACCCCGAAGAGGGTAGCGGATACCTAAAAGACGTTACAGGCAATAGACGTTTTTGGCCCGTTACGTGTAAAAAAGTTAATATTGAGGGTTTAAAAGCCGCACGCGAACAATTACTAGCGGAGGCGTGCGACAGATATTTTAGAGGTGAAAAATTGTATTTAGACGACGATATAGCGAGAATTGCACACGAAGAAACAGAAAAACGAAGACAACAGGATCCATGGCTAGAACCTATAAAAGATTGGTTAGCTAAACCGGACCTAGAATTAGGGGCGGCTAGAACTGTTGTAACAAGTCGCGAAATTCTTGAAGAATGTATCGGCATAACGGTAAGCCGTACGACTAATAGAGAATTAAGCCGTGTTGCGCATATCATGGTAAAAGAATTAGGCTGGGAAAAAGGCAAATTTTACCATAAGAAACAGGCAAAGACGACAAACGCATTCAGATTACCTAATATGTCTTTAAGTGCTTTAGGGCTTGAATAATAGCAAAAATTGAAATGCAGAAAAACAGGGAAACAGATGAAACAGTTAAAAGATTTTCAAAAAACAGGCGTAAAATTTATGACAAGCCAAAAAACGGCATTACTAGCGGACGATATGGGGCTAGGTAAAACCGTCCAAGCAGCGACGGTTATAAAAGAATTAAAGTGCAAAAGAGCTTTAATTCTTACACTTGCTACATTAAAATTCAATTGGGAAAGAGAGCTAAAAAGTTGGATTAGAAACGATTTAAAATGCCAAGTTGTTTTGCACGTAGCGGATAAAATCGACAAAACCGCTGATGTTATTATCTGTAATTATGATTTAGTTATATATAAAGAAATTCGTAAACAATTACGCGACTTAGATTATGACGTGGTTATATTAGATGAGGCTCATGTATTGTCTAATAGCGACGCAAAGAGAACAAAAGCCGTTTATGATACACAATTTGGAATTATTAGAGGGGCTAAAAGAGCATATTTGCTAACTGGTACTCCAGTTAGAAACCGTCCAAAAGATTTTTTCATAATGCTAAAAGTATTTGCTCCGCATTGTATTGAGCCATATACGAGCTATGAGGCTTACGCTCAAAGGTATTGCGGCGCGTATTATGATAGCTATGGGGCTTTAAATGATAAAGGGGCGTCTAATATAGATGAACTCGCAGAGAAGATTAAGCCTTTTATGTTAAGACGTACCAAAGACGAAGTTTTAAAAGAACTACCGCCTTTAATTGAAAAAACTATACCGCTTGAATTGACTCCGGAAATAGAACACGTTTTAAATAATGAGCAAGAATTATACGAAAACGCTAATGAATTTAGCGAAAATAGCGATTTAGGCATACAGGCAACAACTAGAAGACTTTTAGGACTTGCAAAACTCCCTCAAGTAACAGATTACTTACGTAATTTGCTCTTAACACAACAAAAAGTAGTAGTATTTGCTTACCATAGAGAAGTTATTGACAAGATCCGAAAAGACTTAAAAGGCTACGGTGTAAGAGTTGTTGCCGGTGGGCTTACGTCTCGATTAAAGCAAATGGAAGTAGATTTATTTGTTTCAGATCCCAACAGTCATATTTTTGTAGGGCAATACACGGCGGCGGGTTTTGGCGTTGACGGATTACAAAAAGTCGCAAGCCATGTAGTATTTGCAGAAATTGACTGGGTACCGGGAAACATAGACCAAGCCCGTGATAGAATACGACGTATAGGGCAAACCAACCCGGTTGTTGCACATTACTTAGTTGTACCGGACACATTAGAGGACAACATGCTACAGTCGGTTATAAAAAAGAAAAAGGTTATAGAAAAATTAATCTCAACAAATGAGAGTATAGTGTCGAACATGAAAAAAGAAAAGGAGAAAAAAGACATGACAATTGAAGAAAATTTAGAAAGAATTGCGAACTCTTTAGAAAAATTAGTAGAAGTTCAAAACGCTATGATCGGAATTGCAAGCACGGCTGAATTAGCTTGTAACTCTTGTGCTACAGAGCCAAAAGAAGAACCTAAAAAGAAAACAACTAAAAAAGCCGCAACTAAAAAAGCAGAACCAGTAGAGTCAACACCGGTTGTTGAGGCTGAACCTGTTGAGCCTGTTACTACTGATGTTGACGACTTCATGGCAGAAGTTGAAAATGTACCAGAACCGGCTAGAGTTTATACGCAAGACGACGTAAGAACCGCATTCAGCCAATTTATTGCTAGATATAGCAAAGATAGAAATACGTCTGTAGCAAAAGCAAAAGAGATTTTAGCTAAATATAATTGCTCTAAAGTTACAGAAATCCCACAAGAAAAATTTGAGGCAGTTGTTACTGAACTTAATAGCTTAGGGAGGGCTGCATAGTGCCACCAGTATTTCACAGTAAAGTAGGTGCGTCCTCTTGTGAGCGTTGGTGGAACTGTCCGGGGAGTAATGCCTTAATGGCAAAACTCCCACCGGCGGCACCCTCAAAATTCGCTGCGGAGGGGACCGCGGCACATGAATTATGCGAAAAAGTCCTAACCAATAAAATCGCTCACGGTTGCAAATGGGACGCTACCAGCATGATCGGGGAAAGCATAGAGGCTGACGATTTTGTTTTCAAAGTAACAGACGAAATGGCAGACGCCGTAAATTTATATGTCGATACTATTCTTGAAGACATTAAGCGTATCGGTTGCACTATTGAAAACTCTATAAGAAAAAACCCTACAACGGGATTACCTAATGCGTGGGAGGCCTTAGATAAGGCAACGAGAGAAAAACCTTATCAGCCATGGACGAATATAGAAAAAGATTTTCAACTAACAGACGTTGACTCTGACGCAAGAGGAACTAACGACGCGTCTATATTTGTCCCAGACGAAACGCTTATTGTTTATGACTTTAAGTATGGCGCCGGTATTCCTGTTGAGGCGGTAGAGAATAAACAAATGCTTTACTATGCTATCGGTGCAGCTGGTGATAAGCTAATGAGCTTTAAAAACATTGAGCTTGTTATCGTCCAACCAAGAGCAAACCACTCTAATGGCCCTGTCCGTCGTTGGGTAACAACTCCGGAATATGTTGCACAATTCAAAGAAGAATTAAAGCAACGTATCGCGGAAACAAGAAACCCTAATGCTAATACATGCGCCGGTAAATGGTGCCGTTTTTGTACCGCAAAGTTAATATGTCCAGCTATGCGTGATAAGTCTTATGAACTTGCTAAGATAGATTTTCAAAAACCCGTTAGCGAAAATAGAATAAAAGCTCCGCAAGAATTAACCGAGGAGGAACTTAAACTATTTCTTGATAACGCGGAATTATTGGAAAATTATATTAAGGAAGTTAAGACTTACGCAGAAAAGCTACTGGAAAGCGGTAAAACTATTGAGGGCTATAAACTCGTTAAGTCCACTAAAACGCATAGAAAATGGAACGATACCGACGAAAACATAGCCTCAATGCTAGAATTAGAGTTAGGGGCTGATTATGATAGCCTATTTACTAAGACTCTAAAAACTCCGGCGCAAGTCGAAAAAATGATTAAAGGCTCAAAAGAACTTTTAACAAATTATTGGTTTAGGCCAGAGGGCAAAAATGTTCTCGTAAGAGAAGAAGACCAAAGAGAAAAACAAACACCGTCAGCTATTGCGGACTTCCAAAATCTTGAAGATTTAGGACTGTAAAAATAGCAAATTGTCGAACAGAAAAACAGAGAAAAAGGAGAAAAAACCATGGCAAATGGAAGAAAAATTGTTACGCCTGTATTCAGAGCAAGTTTTGTGTACGTATTTACACCAAGAAAAAACGAACAAAGCGGAAAAGACGAGTATTCTATTAAAATGATATTCGATAAAGACGCTGATTTATCGGACTTAAAAGCTATCATTAAAGAGGCTATTGCCGATAAATGGGGCAGTAATCCGCCAAGAGGCTTAAAATTACCGCTTAAAGACGGTAACGCGGGGGACACAGAAAAGTATCCGGAAGACAAAGACAAGTTTGTAGCAAACGCAAAAACTACTATCGCCCCTCCGGGTGTAGTGAATGCTCTTATACAACCTATTATGGATCCAAGCGAAGTATATAGTGGTTGTTATATGAGAGCAACACTAACGGCTTACGCTTATGATAAGGGCGGTGGTAAAGGTGTTTCTTTCGGACTTCAAAACCTTATGAAAGTAAAAGACGGCGAGCCTTTATCTTCAAGAGCAACCGCAGAGAATGACTTTGCTGCATTTGCTGGTGAGGCAGTTACCGACGAGGCAGACATCATGGGGGATATTCTCGCATGATAAAAGTACACTTAGATTTTGAAACTCGAAGTGTATTAAGTGTTGTAGATGTTGGGCCGTGGCGTTATAGCCTCGACCCCTCAACTACCGTACTTTGCTTATGCTATCGAGTTGAATACCCTAACGGGCAAACTTTCCACGCAACTATAACAAAAGAACTTTTTAATAGTTGGTTCGATAACCATATTATGAGTTGTGTGTATCCTGATGATCGAGCTGATATTATCGCAGTAGAAAAAATTATTGATCTTGCAAAAAACAAAGACGTACGATTTTTTGCTCATAACTCAATGTTTGAGTATTGCATGTGGAATAACATACTGGCAAAGGCTTACGGTTTTCCGGAACTAAAAGACTTCAACCGTTGGGAATGTACGGCAAGTAAGGCAGCTGCTCACGCTTTACCAAGAGCGTTGGGGAAATGTGCTATTGCTTTACATCTTACACAAAAAAAAGATGAAACCGGTAAAAGAATAATGATGAAAATGTCTAAGCCTAAAAAAATTAGTGCGAAAGATAAGACTATATGGAACGATAAAGAGGAGGATTATAAGGTTTTATATGACTATTGCGAACAAGACGTAGTAGTTGAGTCAGCTATTGATAACGCATTACCGCCTCTTATCCCACTAGAGCGTGAAGTTTGGAAACTAGACCAGATTATTAACGCTAGGGGCGTAAATATTGATAGAGCGGCGTTAGACAAAGCGATAAAATTCGTAACGATATTTAAGGATAAACTCAATAACGAGTTGCTTGATTTAACTAGCGGTGCCGTTTCTAAAGCAACGGAAGTAGCAAAACTCACCCGATACATCAGGGACTTTGTGGACGAAACGGAACTACCAAACTTAAACGCTACGAACATTACGGAATATTTAAAAGTCTGTACAGATTCTAAAATACGTAGAATATTAGAAATTCGTCAACAAGCGGGTAAATCGTCAACATCTAAACTGGAAACAATGAAATTGTGTATATGCCCCGACGGAAATATACGCGATATTCTCATGTACCACGGGGCCTCTACCGGACGTTGGAGCGGTAAGGGGATACAAGTACAGAACTTTCCCCGAGGCGATAAGTCTTATGATAGCGACAAAGTTATCGAGGACTTAAAAACTCTTGATTACGATACGTTTGAGTTTATATATCCTAATGTCGTGGACGCGATAAGTACGGCACTTAGAGGCTTTATCAAAGCAGAGGACGGGGAAGACTTAATCGCCGCGGACTTTTCTGCAATTGAGGCCCGTGTGGTTTTATGGCTTGCTGGGGCAGAAAAAGGACTAAAGGCTTTTAGAGAGGGGGCGGACATTTATTGTGAACTTGCCTCTGAAATATACAAACGCAAGATTACTAAAAAAGATAAAGACGAACGACAACTAGGTAAGACGGGTGTTTTGGGTTGCGGTTATCAAATGGGGCCGGATAGATTTAAGGCACAAGTAAAAACACAAACGGGCTTAGATATTTCAAGAGAAACGGCGGATCTGGTTGTAAAAACATATCGTGCAACATACCCAGAAGTAGTAGCATTTTGGTACGCCCAAGAAAGAGCAGCTATAAGAGCCGTAAGAGAGGCAGGGCGAATTATTAAAGAGGGGCCCGTTATGTGGAAAGTACAGGGCAAATTTCTATATTGCCGATTACTTTCTGGCAGATGTATTGCTTATTGTGAGCCTGTTATCAAACCTATTGAAACGAAATGGGGCGAAATCAAAGAACAACTTACCTTTATGGCTGAAAACCCTGTTACGCGTAAATTGGAACGTCAGCATACTTACGGCGGGGCTATCGTGGAAAACATAGTACAAGCAACCGCTAGGGACTTAATGGCCTGGGGCATGCTTAATCTTGAAAAACACGGTTATAAAATCAGAATGACTGTGCATGATGAGGTTGTGGCCTCTTGTAAAAAAGGGACGGGGGACGTTAAAGAGTTTGAAAAACTTTTATGTACGACTCCAGAATGGGCGACTACGTGTCCTATCGTTGCAGAGGGCTGGATAGGTGAGAGGTATAGGAAATGATACAACAAGAATGCGTTAGCCTATACATTGACTCTAAGACTAATGGTAGGCATTTATTAAAACTTAATCGAAGCTCGTATAAAATTCTTTTTAGTTTTCCGGGCTTTAAAGGGCTTTGTATTCAAAGCACAAACACTAAACGCGAGGGAAGAAACCCAACGCTATACCCGTGTGTGTACGGTAAACACCCCGTAACAATGGTGCCTTATGTCAAACAAGTTCATAGAGTGCTTATACCGTCTGTTCCTAAAGGGTACGTCGTGGATCATGTAAATGGTAATACTTTTGATAATAGATTTGAAAACCTAGAAATAGTATCAAGAGCAGAAAATACACGCAGAGCGCAACTGAAAGCGAGGTTAGTATGACATGGACGGCACAAACAATGTGGAGGACTTGCTTGCACAAAAAGGCATACCGAACGAAAGACTACGCGCTTGGAATAGCAAAGAAAATTGAAGAAGAAAAAGGGCTGAAATTGTTTGTTTACAAATGCCCTTTATGTAATAGGTACCACCTAACTAAAAAAGAAAGAGGTAGAGGGTATGACAATAAAAAGAATATTTAACGAAAAAGACGGCAATAACATTGAAAGCCTTATATACGAAAGAATAAGACGCCACGCGTTTATGCTATTCCCATTTTCTGATGTAAAACCTACAATTTGTACAGTTATTGACGAAAAAAGATTTTTAGACGGGGTTTATATCTGGCTACAGGGTGCGTATTCAGAGCTAATAATGTGTATCCCCCAGTATATGCTTATTAAAATGGTGGCCCAAGAATTTTATAACCCATTTTTTGAAGACGAATTACGAGAAATTTTTAAAAAGTTCATGAATAACGAACAGAATTACAAAGAACTTAAAGCTAAGGGGGTAGAAACGCCAGCTATGAAAAATAAAGTTTGTATCCATATATTTTTTAAAGAAAATAAACCAACGCTCTTAAATCGCATTCTAGGGGGCTTAAAATGAGAATAGGAATTATTGGAATAGACCCGGGAGCGCATGGAGGCATGAGTTTTGTTTCGCTGGACGGTGCTGAGCGCAAGGCCTACTCTTTTGCTAAACTAACGTATCACGACATTGTAAACCTTTTAATAGAGTACGATTTAACTTATGATATATCGGTTTTTATTGAAGAAGTACACGCTATGCCAAAGGACGGGAAAGTTCAAGCCTTTTCATTTGGGAAGAATTACGGCATATTGATAGGACTCTTAACTGCTTTAAAACTTCCGAGAGTAGATGTTTTGCCGGTAAAATGGCAATCTTATTTAAAACTCCGAGTTCGTGGCCTGGAATATAGGGACAAGAAAAAAGCATTAAGGGACGAGGCTATAAAACGCTTTCCGCAACTAAGTCCAACACTAGAAACATGCGACGCGTTACTTATAGCAGAATACGGGCGACAAATAAAGTTTGAAGAGAGAAAATTAGTATTAGCGTCAGAAAAAACGATAGGGTAAACAGCCCTATCGTTTTTGATATTGTGTGTGTTTATTTAAGGAGTAACACTATTTAATCTCTGCCCTAATCTTTTCTACTGAATCAATAAGACTTTGTGCTATTTGTTCCATAGCGTCTAACCCTAATAATAAGCCTTTTTTATGTCGTTCTTTCTTTTCTGGATTATCGCAATTTTGATATTTTTCATACAATTTCAAAATGTTTGCAACTAATCTGTCCTTTTTCTTTTGAAAAGAAGAATACAAATAACATTTCGCCATTGGGATAAACTTTGTTTCTATAAGTTTTTCCACAAACGGTTTAGATAAAGCAAGAATAACTTGCAACCCGGCTTTAAGTTTTTTAACGTCCATAACGCCCTCCTATTTTTGCTCGGAATACCACCTAATTTTATTACGGATAAAGTCCCCTATTTTGTTTGTGTCTATCTCTTCCCACGGAGTTAGATAAGTAATATCAATTTTACCTGCACTAGACGTTTTAGGGTGCTTTTTACCAAATTCATAATGAGTCATAACGGTATCTGGTGTAATAGGAATGTTGTATTTTTTGCAAAGATCCGCACAAAGTTTAAATGTTCTTTCGCATTGTTTCTTCGTTAGTGGGTATTCTGTTCGCTTAATGTTTACACCATTAGGTACATACATACCACACATAGCAACACCAATACTTCCAGTATTTCCACCACCTACATGAGCTGCGTATTTCCCGTCATTTACATTCTCGTTATCTTCCACTTTGTATTTACCGGGGATAACTTCCGCTGCCTCGGATACTAGAAAATGGTAATGTAATAAGTCGGTAGGACATGGTTTATTTGTCCCAGCAGTCCAATGAATAATCAACCTTTTCATTTTCGACACCTATTTTTTACTTGTAACAATATCGTAGATTTTGTCGATTTTGGCTTGCATATTGGTAAGTTGTGCCTTTAAATCATTGTATTGCTCTTTTGTAGTGTATGTTTCGGATACGTCATGTAATATCTCACGGTGTTTAATTTCTAGCTTTTCTGGTGTTACAAATAGATTCCATTGAAGAATTAAAGCAATAACCACCAAAGCAATCGGCCCATATTTAACAAAAGTATCCTTATCCATTTCCTACTACCTACGATTTTTTGTGTTCGACAATACCATTATTGACGATTTTTTAAGCAAATTCAATAGGTTGTGCGGAAACCTTTACAATTACTTTAGCCTAAATTCCATTTTCTTTTTAATTTTTCTACATTCATTAGTGTTTCGTGATTTTCTAAATCTCTGTCAGTTAGTGATGATAAGTACATTCTAGCCGCCTTAAAATCTTTAAATGCCTCAATCGCGGATACCGTTTTTTCTTGTTGTTTTTTTACTTCTTGTAACTTACCGTTCATACCCGTTATTTGTCGTATAACTTTTGTGAAATACGCCCCCGGTACTCGTGGTGTAAAATCTTTTGTTCTAATCATAGCGTCCCAACAATTTAAAGCACCATAGCGTTTAATAACCGAACGCGGATTAAAAACTCTCCAAGACTCTAAAACACTAACCAAATAATTCCAATCACTTTTGCTAAGTTGTTTGTAATTTTCTTCTGTTCCAGACTCATGACATGAGTATCTTTGTATAACTTCATGACCTTGATCATGACATGACAAAACATGACTATGACATGATGTTAAACTATCCTCTTTATGACATGATGACATGTCATGATTACAAACAGAGTTCAAAAGTTCTGTGTTTACTGCGTTTAGCGCCATTTTCAATACCTCCCGAAATTTTTTGCGTAGCTCTCTATTGACCTAATGGCGTAACCGTGGTATAATGTGTTTGCGAATACATTAAGGTTTTGGTTTAGCCAAGGCCTTTTTTCATTTTTTGTATTTAATTTTCTCGCTAGAGAATATGCGCATATCCCCGTTGCGTTGTTTTGCGTTTACAATCGTTCACAAAACATGCATGAGTTTAGCAGTCATGCTATACTTTTGTCAAGAGGTTTTAAAAATATTACAAAAGTTTAAAGAAGTTTAGGAAAGTTTGAAAATGGAAAAATTAGAACTATCAGCTCAAGAGCTAATGAAAGTCTTAAATTGGAAGAAATCAAAAGCGTATTACTGGATTAATTCAGGAAAGTTTGAAACTGTGGAACGTGCGGACGGCATAAAAGCACTATTGACACGTGAAGACATAGAACGCTATAAAACTTTGGAAAATTCCGAACAGTTTGAAAATGATTCAAACGAGTTTGAAACAGCCCAAATAAGTCCGACAAATTCCGAAATAATACAAGATGTTGAGTTTGAAAATGTTTCAAAAAATTTACAAAGTTCAAAAAATTCCGAAGTTAGGATTTTAGGCGAAGCAATAAACGCCCTACGTTTTGCTTTAGAAAATTCTGGACAACAAACCAAACTACTTACTGATAGTGCTAGAATTACGGAAGAGAAATATTTTGAGCTTAACGCGAATTATCAAACTTTATCTATTAAGCATGAAGACTTATTGAAAAAGTTTGAAACTTTAAAGGCGGAAAATTTAGAACTAAAGAAGAAAATTGAAGACATAAAGAACTCATGGAGTTATAAGTTATTCCATTAAAGAAAGTGGAGGGCATGCCCTCCACATATAAAGGGATTACGACAACGAAGACAATTCTTCTATAATTGAGTCTATTTCGTTTAAGGTATAGCCCATGCGGAATACTCTTGCGTTTTTATCTTCAATAAGTTCTAATTGGTGTAACTCTTTTGTAGGTTTTTCTCCCTCGCATGTAGGTTGAATTAAGACTTCAACAACTTTATGAGTATCGTCAACAATACCGTCTTCTATTGACGGAATGTCCCCTTTGTCTTCCCAAATAAACCTATCACCCTTTAAACATTCTAGGAATTGTTTTGTTTCTTTTGGGAAAATGGCCCTAAGATTGTTCACGTCATACTTTGTTGCAATATCTGTGTATTTTGGAAAACCGCGCATTTTTACCTCCTTTATTTTATTTCTTGCGCTTTCAAGCAAAACGTCTAGGCGGGTACTTTTACGAAAGTTATATGTATTACCAAAACTGGCCCAGCCATAATAGGACGCAAGCGTTGAAGTGTACTGTACTAATGTTATTTGCTTTTTCTTATACCTTTTTTGTGTAGTTGGTATTCTACGTTTAATTCGTTTTGTTGTTCTTTTACGTAGCAAGACGTAGCCCGGAAAATGTCGATAACCTATAAACGGAACGCCTTTATCACATCTTAAAACAGTTTTTCTACTAAGTTTGAGTTTTAATTTTTCCGAAATAAAAGTTTCAATAAGTTCTAAACTTTTTCGTAATTCTTTTTTGTCATTACTAAAATACGCCTTATCGTCCATATATCTCGGTGCGTCCGAAATTTTTAATACATGTGCGACATATTGATCTAATTCATTCAAATAAAGATTACCTAGCCATTGGCTTGTAAGGTTGCCAATAGGCACATTTCTTTCACCGCCTATCGAATATATAATATCTTTTAATAAAGCCAGTATTTTTTTATCTTTAATTTTTCTTTGAACTATTGAAAACAATTCATCATGCGGGATACTTGGATAGAATTTTGAAATGTCTGTAAGCCCACAATACTTGTATTTAGCAACGCATTCCGATATTTTTAATGAGCATTTGTGTTGCCCTTTTCCTTTGCGGCACGCGTAACTTTGATATATAAATTGCTTATCCCAAATAGGTTTAAGTCGTCTTACTAGGGCTTGTTGCACAATTCTATCAGGATACAAAGGTAAGATATAAAGTGTCCTAGGTTTTGGATCTCTTATATCTCTCGTTTCGTATTTACTTGTTTTGTATTGTCCTGTATTTAGCATAAATTGTAAGTGCCTTAGAAATCTTGTAATCCTTTTTTCTTTTCGGATTAAGTATTGTTCTCTTGTTTCCCCTTTGCGTTTCTTACCTATAATGTCGTATTTTTGCTTACTTAGTATTTTTTGTACTTGCTTATTCCTATGTCTTCCGCGTATTGCGTCGTTAAAGCCTAAACGCAGATTTTCCATACTTACAAAGGTGTCCCAAACGTCCCCGTGTCTTGCTACCATGTTGTCCCTTTTTAGATAAAACGCCCCTTACTTTCGGGTACCCTACTAACAAAGGGCGTTTAAGTAGTGTGTTTTTCCCCTAGTGGGAAAGGGTATGAGTCCAGCCGTCCGCAGCATTTCTGCTGCATTACGTATCCAACCGCACGCACCGACATTCGCATTCGTATTCAGAGCCGAGTTATTCCCATTACGAGAAGACGGACCAGCGTAACCAGAGTTATTCCAATTACCGCCACCTATCAAGCGCACTAATAGACTCATAACCTTTGTAATCTCGTTTATCCGTACATTACGGATATATTGGTTATTATTGTCTAGGTCGGTAAGGACGGCTCCAACCGCACGCACCGACATCCGCACGCGTATCCAGAGCCGAGTCAGCCCCACAACGAGAAGACGGACCAGCGTAACCAGAGTGACCCCAAGCACCGCCACCCAACAAGCGCTGAATTGAGCCGTATTGTCGTGGTGATGTAATTGTATTAACACCTGACGCATTCCAACCTTGCTCACCACATGGGCCGTATTCTTGCAGTATCGTCCACAAGCCACCGCATGTACTTTCATCACCGCCGCTAGTTGTTAATCTAATATTATTTTCATTCTTCCAGCCACCAGCTTTTATACATGACGATTCAGCTTTACCCGCAACGGCTTTTAAAGGTACGATTCCCAACTCTGATATTGTAAAGTCAATTGACATTGGGAACTCCCAACCTACTAGGCCTAAGTCTAGTTCATGATCCCACGCACTTCGTGAACGTGTAAGAGTCGCACCGTACTCAAAAACTGTATTTTTGAGTGTTCCCGACTGGTGATATATTGTTTTCCATGCGTCCCTCTCTGGAACATATCTTGCACCAGACGGACTAGCAATTAGAGGTTTATGCCATAACGTCCAAACCGAATTAGGGATAATATCACCCGCTAGCCAATTGTTCATTTCGTTACCGGCTTGTACTACTCCAACGTCTGCACACTCTGTATGGAAACCGCCTATACGTCTGGTATTAACGGTATCGTATCCAACAGGCGCGGTTTTGTTCAATGAGATTTTTATAGCGACATTCTTCTCTCCGTCTGGAACTAAGAAAATACTATAATCCTTACCGTTAATGAGTGCGGAGCCTGTGTCTAAATAATCTTCCACATTAATAACTAAATCATTCCATAGTACAAAATGGCGTGTGTCTGTTTCTGTTATCAACTTAATAAAGGTATTAGCTTTAAATCTCAATGAGCGTCTAGTTTCTGTACTTTCATATTTAATAAATTGGTTAACGTCAGATTTAACATCATCAAACGGGATATTATATAGCTTTCCGTCATTTAATCTCGCGAGTGTAGTAAGGTTTACGGCTGCTGGAAAAGAGTTTTTAAAGCTCTCAATATCAGCAAATTTGTTATTCATTTCGTTTGCGATCTCACTCGCTCTGTCCGCTTGTTCTGTTGCGGTAGTAGCAGCGGTTGTGGCCGTTTCAGCTTTTGTAGTTGCTACGTTCGCCTTTTCTACTGCCGTTTGTACTGCCCCCTCTAACTCTTTAATTTTAGCCGCGGCCTCTGATACTTCTGTAATTTGTGTGTTTACATCATTTTTAAAATTATTAATCTGCGTATTGGTTGAGCTTTCAAACTGGCTAATTTGCGTAGTAAACTCACTACGGGCATTCGCCAAAGAGGTATTAACATCTGCTTTAAACTTATCATTAGCACCTTTTACGTCAAAATTTTCTAGGTGCGTTTTGTCTTCACTCCAGGCCAACGTATTACCCGCTTTAGGTACGGGTAATTGAACATTTACCCCGGAAAAGCCAGAAGTCCCCGGAATAGCAATACATCTGTTGATTTGCTCTTGTAACTGTTGGTCTATCATAATACCCCTATCAAGAGCGTTTTCGATTGTACTTTCTGGGAAATACCCCTCTGTTGGAACTTCATGCGGTTGTATAATTTCGATTTTTCTGTAAGCATAAAGACTATATCCGTTATGCGTTTCATTCAATTCAATAGATCCGCCGTCCCCAATTCTACTGATATTAACGGTATAATCTACATTTAGTTTAAGTGGTGTCAAATCCTGTGTTCCCGGATCCATAAGCGACACAATTAAGTCCTCGTCTTTGAACACTTTAAAGCCAAACTCAAAATGTGTAAGAGTCCCGCACGCTTTTAAAATGCTATTGTCGTTACTGTGAACTGACATCTTTTTACCTCCTATTCTTCTTCTTTTCTGCCTTTTTCTTCAATCGCGTAAGGACTTACACCGCCCCATAACTTGATTAAATCTAATACACGCCCGTCTTCGTAATACTCCGGCGTTTTATCCCAAATATCAAAACCAAATTTTAAAGGGATACCCATATAAGGGCCAATTGTATTTTTAAAGATATTAGCCCAAAATTCGTTTAAGTCTTCGTCAGAAATATCGTCTTTATATCGTTTATCAATTAATTTACTAATTTCATCTTTCAGCCTATTTATCGGGCCAAAGATGTTTATATCTAAACTTTCAAAAGCGTCCATATCTTTTAAATTTTCATTATCCGTTACGGCTCCGTATTCTTTCATGGCAAGAGCTACACCCGCTGAAAGTATTTGTCCAACTACGGCTATTGATGTGAACGGCCCTAGTATTGCCGCTTTTAATTGGTCCTCGTCGTCCCATGCAAAACCATTAGCCACAAACTGTACAAGCGTAGGTAATATAAAGTGCATAATAGCAACTGTCTTGGCCGCTTTTCCGATATGTTCCGCGTCTTTAAAAAGAATTGCGTCCCTTACGGCATGTACTTCCATGCGTAATTGTTTCATCTGGTCGGACATAAACATGGTAAGAGCCTTTTGGAATGGTCCGCCACGTTGCCATGAGCTTAATTGGTCGATATGCCCCGATTGTTGGTAGGTATCTACGGCACGCTCAAAGGCCTCCATGGCTTTTGCTTTATCACCCGTACGATTTAATGCCTCGCGGTAAACCGCCCAACCGCCGGCTACGATACTCCATTTGTCGCCTATTTGAGTAAAGAAATACAAAGAGTTTCTAAAATCTTTATATCTTGTAATAGCTTGAAATTCTTGTGAACGTACAATGTCCTTAATTTCCATATTTATAGAGTTCTGTCTATCTTTTAGCAAGTACGATTCACTTAAAATTTTTGTACATTCTCTTGGGTGTCGTAAAAAGTCTGCCACCCCAACGGCAAAATCTTTAGCCGGAATAGCGTCCGAAAATACCCCGATAGCCGTAAGCTGTGTAAATAAAATTTTTGCTCGGCCACCTAATGCCGCACCCGTGAACATGTTACGCATTTTCGCAATCATGCCCATTTCTGGGTGAGTAGATTGGACGCCGTCATTCGCTATATCTTTAAGGTGCTTATCAAGAATAGCTAAGAAATTTTTACCGTATTTATCTCTAATAATGTCCCTAATCTCTGCATTACTGAAGATAGTATTAGCGTCCGTAACAAATTTATCCATAGCCATAAAATGCTCACTATTTGCAATATGTTCTTGCATAACCGCAATATCATTTTTAAGAACAATTTTTTTATCGGAATTAATACGGTTCTTGAAATTTCCGGGTATCATACTTTTTTGATATGATTCCCTGTTTAGCCAGTCTTCTGTTTTATTACCCCCGTCTAACTCTCTTGCAATAGGCGAATAGAACTCATTGAACGGCATGTCTATACCAAACTTTTCTCTATAAAAAGCATTTAATCTGCCGTGATATTCTTTGTAGAATCTAAACTCTGCGTCTATAAGTGCAAAGTCTTCCGGCTCTAAGTTTTCTTCAATTAATTCTTCCGTTGATTTATCAAGAATACCAAAGTCCATATTATGGCTTTTATCGTTTTTGTTAAATAAAATATCCAACTCATTACCGCTTTTTACGTCGGGGGTGGTTTGTATATCTTCCCTGAAAGTATAGCCGTTATTGTTTTTTAATTGTTCTCTAAGTGTAGGATCTTGCATTTCCATGTAGAGTTTTCGCATTTCAGCCTTACTAGCCTGTAATGTTACTTTGTTACCGTTAGCGTCGGTATATGTTCCTACATCACGAATTATAGAGTCTTTTTTTACTCTAGCGTTAAATTGCTTAGTGTTTTTACAATTAAGAGCTTCCATGGCCATTTTGGCGAATTTATTAAAACTTTCCATTTCGCCCTTAATACGTGCCATTTTAGACGGGAATACATCTAAAAGTTTTGTAAGTTTTCTATCTTTATCATGTAAACTCGCAATTTGCATTAAACCGTCCCAGCCCTCTGAAATAACATTGAAACGCCTAAATGCTTGCTTAATCTCATTTGCTAGGTTTTTCTTTCTATTTCCTGTAGGTTCAACGTCCCCAATAATTGACTCTTTAGCCTCCGCCAAAATCTTTTCTTTATGCTCTTTTTTCGCCTGTTCTCTGAACTGCCCCGCGATTTTACCCTCTTCAATAAGCATACGAATAGCCCTAGCGTTGCGTAAAAGCTCACTAGATTTTTTGCCGTTCATACCCCCAAAGTCGTACAAAGTTCTTACTTTTGCCGTTTGTTCGTCTGTTAGCGGATTATCCCCGGCGCTATCAAAAATTTTTTCAATTTCACTATACGCCTCTGTTTCGCTTAATTTTGCGGCTACACTAATATCGTCTAATATTTTTTGTATGTCCGCATTAAACTTGCCCTGTGGCGTTTTACCGCCCTTTTTAGGTTTAGCCTTTTTGAGCATTTTGTTTATATAGTTTATTAGCTCTTTTTTGTTATGACGTTCCTCGAGTTCCGAAATTTTGTTTATGAGTTTAGGCAACGCTTTCGCAAACTTTTCGCTACTGTTCAAATCTCTAATAGTAGTCAAAAAGCTAGATTTATCTTTATCACTCATGGCGGAGTTTTTAATCATTTGAATAGCGGAATTTTGCACGTCCCTAATTTCTCGGCGTGCCATTCTTACACCCCTCTTAATGCCTTGCTGCATAGCTTTAAGCCTTTTTGCTAATGCACTTAATTGGGCGTTTTTGTATCCACCAGCGGTAATATCTACTTTACCGTTTTCGTTTATAATGCCTTCGCTTAGTTGTGAACGCTCTTCATTTAATGACGCTCTTTCATTTCCTAGCTTTTCACCCTCTGCAATAGCGTTCTCAATTTCAGCATTGAGTTTCAGACGTTGTTTTTCAAGAGTCTTATTATTTCTTTTTAGTTCAGAGATAAGCTCACGATTTTTTGAAAGTGTTGTTTTCATTTCTGCAACATCTTCCTCAATATCCGTTTTCTTTAATGCCCTTTGAATTTCTGCGTTTTCTTTTTCCAGCTCTGAAATTTTTTTATTATTTTCGTCTTGCTTGGTTTCTATCTCGTTACGATTTTCCCGTACGCTATCCTCTTTCTTTTGGACTTTTTCTATCTTGGTGTCTAAATCTCTTATGTTTTTATTTAACTCTCGCTCACGGGCTTTCTGCGTGTTCTCGTTAATTTCTTTTTCGCCTTTTGTTTTTTCTTCTTCAATCCAAATATCGTTAAGCTCCTGCAATTCTTCCGGAGTCAATTTTTCTTTTTTCCCTTTTTCTGTTAACTCTTGCTTACGAGTTTTAACCGTTTCTTGTTGAGTTTGTTTATTTACAGTACGCTCCATTTCTTCTGATATTAAGCCCTGATAGTCTTGCTCGTATTTTAATTCAGCCTTAGTATTAGCAAGTTGTTCGCTTTCTTCTGCGGTTCTGTTTTTCTTTTTTTCAAGACGTGTAACATCTTTTGAAAGCTCATCAATTTTGCTTTGGCTCTCGTTATATTCCGCCTCTAATTCTGACATTTCTACTTCATCATACTGGATACGCCCCTCGAGGGTAAAACTTTCGCCTGTGATAACTTCCTTACCCTCGTAATGATCTTTTAAATGTGCTTCAATTTCTTCTTTAGTTCCGGGTTTAAATTCTCCGCCATTAGTTTTAACGCTACCTACTTTAGCGTTCATAACGTCAAACGGAGTACCGATAGCGCCCATAACTAACATGGCCGCAGCGGTTTTAGGGCCTGTTTCTTTCAGAATTGCCCCCCAGTCTTCCATAGTAGGTTTTGCCTCTTCCACGCTATCAGCCTGTGCAGCTAATAACGTCATTACGTTGCCTGTTACGTCTTGCAACATTTCCGTAGTAACTTCCGCACCTACTCTTTTGCAATACTCTGTAACGCATTTTTTAATAACGCTTTCAACACCTTTTTTCGCAACGGGGTTATGCTCGATTTGTTTCCACAACATTTTAGCCGCGGCTTTTTTAGCCGCCCCTTTTATCGGTGCGGTAACAATGCCGAAACTCGCCGTTTCTAAAAGGGCGTTAGTAATACCACCCGCAAGACTCATTCCATAAGCCGTATCATGCGATATTCCTTTTTCGCGTAAGTCCATGTAAAGGTTTCCGCCCTCTGTTTCCATTGACTCTAAGAATGTCCCAACAAGCATACCGGAAGATACACCCTCTACTACACCCTTTACTAATCCAGCAGTACCACCGATAGCGTTACCGAAACCGGGTTCAACAGTACCGGCCATAACCCCAACGGCTGCATTTTTTGCTATTGTTCCGGGTACAGTCGCAACGGACGCCGCAAGCCCTTTTTTAGTACCACCCCAATAGAACGGTAACATCTCCGCAACTTCACCAAAACAAGCCCTTATAGGGTTTTGCTTAAATTTAGCAAAAGAGAACTCGGGTACTTCTGACATTCCGTATTTGTTTAGAATATCCCCGTGTCTTCTTTGTACCATAGCTTGTGCCTCTTCAAGAGATAATTTACCGCTTGCGACTTGTCGGGCCAACTGTCCGCGATATTCTGTAAGCGTTCCCATATCTTTTTTTACGCCTAATTCGTCCCAAATACTATTGGCGTTTGCACCAACATCATAAGGTTTTAAACTATCGTAATCGGGTTCTTGTGCATTAGAAAAACCGCTCTCGTCAACCGGTTGTAAACTTCCCCAGTCAATAGAGTCGTCATAATTTTGCACGTCCCCCTTATCGTCAACAATATACTCTTGCATTCTATTTTCAGAGGACGCGTTATACGTAGGATCCTCATTATATTCCGGTGCCGTTGCTGGCAACGGCGGTAAAGACTCCCCGTTTTCTGTTAAGTCCGCAATATCTATTTCCTCTAAATTGATGTCGTTTTCTCCCATTTTTTAAGCCCCTTATTTTATTGGTTCATGTCTTCCGTCTGCGTAAACTCTTACCTTATGCCCGTACTTATCCATCATTACACGCCCCTCTTTGGGGATATTATTAAGATACGGGTTAGTTCTTCGCCTTTGGTCGGATATAACTTTATTGCACAAATTGTTAGCCTGTTGTTGTGTGATAGGCTTACCCTGTTTGTGTTCCAACTGTTCCGCATATTTTGAAAAGTCAAGCAACATGTTTGTAATAGCGTGTTGCTGATTATCCTTACCCGCGTACGCTTTATGAGCAAAATTATAAATTGCTAAGTAAGATTTATGTGTAGGATCATTCCCCGCAATTTCACCCTGTGGCATTCCAAAAATATTTTTCCCCATTTTCTTTAATCTTTTGATACGAGGCTCGGATAATTTGCTCATATAGCTTTGATACTGTTGAGGTGTTAAATATCTTTTACAAGACTCCACTTTATTCTGAAAAGCAAGTATGTCCTTTAATTCTGCCTCGGGATCTACTTTACCTTTTTTCAAAAGCCCCTCAAACTCTTTATTTAGTGTTTCTAAAGACCGTCTGTTTTTCTCTTTATACTCCTGTACAGTATGGACTTTTTCGCCCTTAACACCGGCATTAGTAATAGACGTTGTAGGCGTACCGCCTAGTGCTTTAATCTTTTCATTATCAGCCACCGCGTCCTTGATCGTGTAATCACCTGTTGAGGCTTTAATTACGGCGTTTTGTTTAATATCAAAAATTTGAAACATATTGTCCATACGTTCCTGTTTTTCTTTAGCTTTGATAACCCCGTCAGCCATATTACGAAATTTATGCTTTGTTTCCGGATCCATGTACGCGTCTAGCTTATTAGTGTCAAGAACTGCTTTAGCCTGTTCGCATTCGCCTCTATCAATCATGCCTAAAATGTATGCCGCGGCCATACCCCTTTTTGCTTTGTCTAATTCTTCTAAGCCCTTTTTACCATACGTAAAATTGACATAGTCTTTAAAGACTTCTTTACTATCTTCGCTACCCTCTCTGTCCCAGTTATTTTCAGAGCTATCAACGGCATTGATTAATTCTTGTACGCGGTTCCAATCGCTGGAGCTTGCGGCTACCGTATACATTTGATTAAACGTATTTTGAATTTTATTAGAAGCATTGGCGGTATCTTGTGCTAATTTCCATGAATTAACTTCGTTCATTTTCCCACGAAAACTATTAGTAAGAACGCCAACCATTTTCTCCTTAACGGCGGGATTGTTTTCGCTCTCGATAGCTTGTCTTATCGTTGCTTGACCGGATAACCTAATAACTTCCATACCACTTTCAGGATCATTGATATACTCTTCTTTGGTCTTATCAATCATTCCCCATAAGTCGGATTCTACCGCCATTGACTTTTCATAAGCACTTAATGTATGGTTTATATCCTCTAATTTCGCTTTATTCTTTGCGGCCTCTTGTTTTTTAGCCACGTAGATATTAAGTGCTTGATTTTGCACTTGATCTACACTTTTCCCTAAATTTTGTGCAAGCTCTGCCCCAGACGTATCCATTCCGGGCATAATTCCTAAAGAACTCGCAAGTCTATCTTGTACGTAAGGATTAACTTTTGCCATGTCTTATTTCCCTCTTAAAATTTTGGTAATGTTCCAGAATAACCACCAGAAAGACTAGGACTCCAACCCGTAGCCGTTCCCGCAGATTTTGCACCAGAGCTTGTAGCACTCGCAAGAGAACTACCGCCTTTAGCGTACGCGGCCATACCCGTAGAGGCTATTGTTGAAATAGCATTTGCCGCACCACCGATTAAAGCGGAACGCCCGCTATTAAAAGACGAGTTAGCGTCAGTAGTATATTTCCAAACTTGTGCTTGCCCCTGTCTTTTTAGTGCGTCTACTTCTTCTTGGCCTAATGTATATGTTTCGTACAAAATTTCTAAGGGTGAGCCGGCACTCGTATTTAAACCATTTTTAGACATAGCCATAACTTGACGCGCCGCCGCTTTGTCTATTTCCCTTTGCTTTTGTCTTACTGCGTATGCGTTTTCCTGTTGTGCTATTTGAGCTTGTTTCATCAAGTTTATACCCTGCTCGGTATAAGCAGCATTCTGTTGCACTCCCTGATATATTGACATACCGGCAGATAACGCCGTAAACGCGACTAATGCACCCGTAGCCATTTTATCTATCCTCCCTAGTTATAGCCCACATTACAAAATCATTTCCCTCGGAGTCATATTTTTTTAGAACGCCCTCTTTTTCAAAACCTAAAAATCTATTAAAACGACTGTGTAAACCGTCTTTTAAGGCTCTAAGTTGTACTCGGTGAAAATTATTGAACGCCCCAGAAGTTAGCACTCTGCGTAAACATCTAGCGAATGCATGTGGGTAATCCGATAAGTATTTTGACGGTAATATGTAAACTTCACAAACGCCTTGCCATAAAACCATATAGCCAATAATAGCAAGTATTCTTCCGTCGAAAACGACAGTCGCTGAACATTTGCTATCTTCCCATTGTTTTACCGCAGCCTCAAACTGGGGCATTGAGCAAACTGTTTTAGCCTCATAGTCCCTAACGTCCATACATTCTATATGTTCTGCTTTAAAAGGTATAACCTTAATCATCAACTACCTCCATATACACATCTATCGCTTGGATAGTACACGGCAAAGGGGAGTCTTGCACAATATAACAATGCTTGCGCCATTCTGTTTTATCGTCAAAAACTTTCTCTTTCGGACCGCTATATAGGGGGCTTGGTCTGTTAAGTCTGCTATTAACCCCTCTAAAATCGAGTTTTGTAAGTCTGTATAAATTTGTCCCAAACTTAACGCCTAAAGAGTTTAAGAACTCAAAAATTACTTTATACACGTTACGGGCTTTATTCTGCGCACTACCAGAAGTTCCGCCAATATTTAGGTTAGTAGTTTTTATAAGTCCTCGATACTTATACCCCACATGGATAACGTCTGCTTGTGCTGTTAGCTTAATTTCGCCATTTTCGACAATACAATCTGTATGTACTGCCCCGTCAGTTACAACGCTTACAGTTTCCCCCTCTAAGTGTTCAAGCCCTTTGATATGATCAGTTGTTAAAGCCCAAAGGCCTGGAGCAAGTGTCATAGTATCGAATGCCCTAAGTAATTTACATATAACCGTTTTAGAGTCAGTAAACTCAACGATTGACATTCTACCACTACCGTATCCTTTTTCATGAATACGCCAAATTTGCCTATCCAAATCACTTTCAGCGAAAATATCCTTATCCGACGTTACTGTAAAAAGTTCGTCGTCCTCGTGTTCGGTTATTGATAGAGTAGCCTCCGCATTTGTCCCAACGTCCGCCCCGTCGTACATCATGCTACAATCTAAATGACACTCCAATTTTTGACGTTCAAACATATCATTGTTATAACGCTCTGTATCTTCTACTTCGTTTTCGCTATCCGTGTAAAAATCTTCCTTTGATAAAAATTCTTCAAAGTCAGCAAAAAACTCTACATAGCGTTTTATCTTACCGTTTATAAGGCGCTCTACAATTAACCATGACTGATCGAACTTGTCCGCCCTAGGCATGATACCAACGCTTAGGACTTTTGTGTTCTTACCGCCTATAATCGTTCTATGCCATGCTGCAACGTCTTCTGTTTCGTGATACGTTAAACCAATAAGAACACCGTTTTTCTTAGGTATCCAAATAACATCAGGCCTACCGGACTGAAAGGCCATTTCAAGACAACCGCCAGACGTGATTCTATCCGCGATAAGGTTTTTATCAACGGACTTATAAGAGTCATACACCAAATCATATTCAAGACATCTAAATATTAATGAGCCTTTTTGCAAATAAAATAATAAATTCCCCTTTGGTACTGGTTTTGCTTTTGCGCAACCGCATGAGTCAATAGGACGTGCGACTGGTAATGTTTCAGCACTAAAAGCGCTATCGTACCCGTCAGAGCTTGTAATACGGATTAACCCGCTTTCAGTCCCAACAAGAAAATACCTGTTATTTACCGCAAGCCATTTTACAACAATAACCTTACCATTAGCTGGTGCAAGATACATTTTTATCGCGTCATTGGCTAAGGTTCCCGTTGTAAAATCGTCATACCGGGTATTGCCTGTTTTCGAATCTGGCCCACGACTCATTAAAAGCAAATCTGGTTCATTTTCAAACCCACCAAAAATAAGTCTTCCGTTTCCGTCAAAAGCTACCGCCCCCGGATATTTCCCCGGGCCAGTCATGTAATCGCTTGTACGTTCATACGTTTTAAAAGTCCATGACGTATGAGAGCTACGCGTCAATTTTCTAGGCGGGTATTTCTGATGTACCATAATCATGGTATCCGTATTCTGTGTATATTGTATTTCGTTAAGGTACTCCAGTATTTCCTCATCGGTTTTACCCTCTGTGTCTGTATAAGGGTTCTCAACTTCTACAATTTTTGAAACAGTACCGCTAGAAGAATATTCTAACCCTGATGTATCAATCGGTTTTTCTTCGTCGTCATATAAAGCAAAGGTATCGCTTGTAACGTCTTTAATTACAAACGATTTACCATTAAGGCTTTTCATTGTTCCGGTAACGCCTTTTATAAAAACCTCGTCCCCATTTGCTAAACCATGTCCCGCCATTGTAACTACTGCCGGACTTGCGGCGGTAATAGCAGAAATTGTTTTATCTTTTACATCATCAACAATAATGCCGTTATCTTTGTAGAATCTAAACCAACCCGGTGTAACTTCAATTAGATACGCTTGTTTGTCGGAAAATTGAAACGGAATAAACCTAGCTACGGCATTACGTCTAGTAGGATTACAAAACTTAGTGCCAGTACGAAACTTAATCGGACCAACTGTTTCCGGTAAAAAATTCTCTATGCGTTCGCAGCCGTTAGAATAAACTTTAATATCCCCTCTTGCTGCAACAGAAACACTAAGCTCACCGCCGGCAAAATTTCTCTTTGTGTCATTAACTAGAGGCATTATCGTCCTCCGTTACAAATTCTACAGGACGCGTCATAAAGTTGTTTCTTCTTGTATAGCCGTGTCTTGCTCTTCCGTATTTTGAGTATTGAATGCGTGTAGGCGGTTGTTCTTGACCGTCAATAGATATAATTTTAGCCTCTTCAACTTCAATCATTTTATACAATCTTTCTACGACTGTTTGCTTATTCGTAAACCTAAAAGCCATATTAGCAGCAAGATATAACGTAAGAAGTTGCTTAAAGCCCTCGTCATATTCCGTAACGTCTTTAATAAGTCTGATGTATTCAAAATGGATACTATCCCTATAACCATTGAGGAATAGATACCCGCCCGCTAGTTTATAGTCGATTAGATTAAGTGCCTTATTGCCGTCTATTGAAACAAGACGCACAAAATCTGACGGCAATTTATACGCGTCAGAATACCCGTAATATTTAGCGACTAAGTCTTTTGGTAACTCTGTACTCCATACGGCAAAATTCCACATATACCTACGTAGCAAAAAGCCGAGGGTATCACTATACCACCTCGCGCATACTTTTTCGTTGTCTGTTGTCGGAGTTTCGATATTCCCGATATCTGCGACTTGTCCTAATAGGTCTAGGGCTTTGTTGCATATATCTACTGGAGTCTTTGACATAATCCTACCTCTTTATTACGGATAAGGCGTGCAAATGCACGCCCTACCACCAATCAACATGTACACCACATACACATCAGATTTATCTCTAACCTTGAACGAATGTTGCAAGTACGGCAACTTTACCAGCCGCGGTAGCTGCTGCATTTGCGGTAAGACAGATGTCATAACCTGTATCTTTATTTTTTCGTTCGTGTCCCGCTAACTCATAAATTCTTTTTCCAAGATTATCGAGAGTTAAGGACTTCAAGCCATTAAGCGGAGCCGCAATACCAGCCGCAGTAGCAAGTGTCAAACCGTCTGCTAGAACATCTGCGTCAAGAACTTTACCGCCGATACCCTCTTCATAGATACCTAAATCGCAATCGGTCGCACCTGTAATAGCCCCGCAAATTACTTTCATTTCTAGCGGGATCATGTTAGCCCCAACTCTGAAAAGTCTGTATATTGCACCGGCTCCGTCTTCTGTTCCGATATTAACGGTTTGTATCATGTGAACAACTTTATTACCGCTTACATTTACCGCCTCTGCTGATTTACCAGCCAGCAATTCGTCGTTTGCGTAATTATCAAAAGTAGTCATTTTTATTTTTCTCCTATGCCTTTTGTGTGCAAAACTAAAGCGACTTATGCAGTCGCAGTAGTTTTAACTTTTTGTACCAAACAACCCTCTGTACGAACGGCACCCATTTCAACGATCATTTGAATTTGGTCTGTTTCGTAGTAATCAGGTCTGTTATCAACTGACAACTTAGGTGCTAGGCTTACCCCAACTACAATACCTCTTGTTGACGCTGCAATACATTCTCTGTTACCAGAGCCGTCAACTTTAAGCATTGGTTTCTTAGCTTTTCCAGCGTACTTAACAATGTCAAAGCCCAAAGCGTTTTGAATTTCGCCTTTATCAATTACATACTGTCTTGAATAATCACCACTAATTAACTTAGTTTCGTTCATCATGTCAGTATGTTCATCACCAGCAATACCTAAGAAGAATTTTTCTGGCATATCATTACCAACATCTGCGTCAATAAAGTTTTGCTTAATTTCAAGCAACTTTTCATAAGTTAAGCCAGAAGTTGCGTCAACTGTCATAACGCCGTCCTCTACCGCAGTAAGTTTTTTGTCAAACTCACGACCTACCCAAACATCAGCGAATGCTGCCTCTAAACACAATCTATCAAAACGTCTTTCAATACCCATAACGATAGCTTGTGCGTATTTAGAGTGAGGATCTGTAAGCATACCTCTTACATCTGAACTATCTACAGGGATAGTTACTTCAAATCTTCTACGAGTAATCTTACGTCTGTAATGTTCAATGTCTGTAAATTGTACAGGTTGAATACGTCCTAAGATTTCTCTAGCTTCAACAGTTCCAACACCGTCATAAGTAGCTACGTCCCCTTTAATTGGGATAACATTTACATAAGGTCTTAATCTAGCCTTAATCTGTTGCGATTGCTGATGACAGATGTCGGTAAATTGCGTAATTAACGCCTCATCTACTCTACCCATTTTTTAATTTCCTCATTTTAATTTGTGTTCGACAATCGGCAACGCTACCCGATAACGGACGTAACCTATAACTTATACGGCTTGTTAAACCGGATACTTTAGTATCGTTCTAGGGATCCACAAAGGACTACCCCTATATCCTAATTATTTACTTTTTTTATAAACTCGTCAAGTGTTTGTAAAGTTTTCAAGAGTTCCGTTGATTAAGATATATAAAAGCAAATAGCGGACAAAAACTGTCCGCTATTCCATGCTCTCGGGGAGAAGTT